TCTCAAACTCGTCATTCTGCATCCGCGCCTGTCGTGCCGCCTCCTTTATCTTCTTATTTTCAAGACCCTGAGTGCGGGATTTTGATCGTGCCGCCCTGTTCCTAGTTCCAGCAAGGGGGTTTTCTCTCTTGTATTCATCCCTGCGGCCCTTTAGGTCTTTATCAGACTCACCTTCTCGCCTAAGTATTGCCCTCTTGGCGGATAACATCCCTGCACCCCTCTTAGTTTCTTCCTCGCGTTCCTCGCTGCTTCCTCTTATCTGTTCCGCTTGTGCATCATAGTATCTATCACGAGACTCTCCCAATCTCGCCGATGCCTTCCTGTCCTTCTCCTTCTCCTGTCTCGACATAAAGCCTTCGTAAGCCTTCTGCCCAGTAGCGAATCCTGCTGAAAATGCGTCTGCCATAGTTTTATCTCCTTAGTTTAATTTTCCCACTGTTTGATTAGGGAGCCATACTGAACAGCCCCATAGGCGACATAGTTGTTCCTTTGGGCGCACCACCACCACCACTAAACATACCCGCCGCTGCCGAACCCAGAGCACCGCCGATTGGCCCCATAGCCGCACCAGCTAGACCACCAAGAACCGTAGCCATTGGATCACTCCGGTTAGCCATCTGAGTGCCGTAGATACTTGCTTGAGTACCGTAGACATTAGTAGCAAACCCAGCACCAGCGGCCATCGCATTGGGGTTCTGACCGATTCCCTGCTGTAGCTGTTGAGCCATGAATGGAGCCGCCCCCTGTTGTGAACCAGCGATTTGCCCGAACTGTGCTGTCTGAGGCATACCCATATAAGACCTAGCCATGTTCATACGTTGACCAAGTAACTGTCTGCCCATATTGTACTGAGCCAATGTCTCCTGAATTGCAGGGGCAGTGCCGATCTGTGATCCACCGCGAGCCGTTGATGATCTGCGGAATGCTTGCTCTGCGAAACGCACCTCCTCGTCCGACAACTGCGTACCTTTCTCCAACTCAGCCAATGTAATTTCGGCTAATCGTTTTCTAACTTTCGTACCAGTTGGGTCGGACTGTTCAATGCGCTTGAGAGATTGATCTAGGAAATCAGCACCGTACTTCTTTTGGATGTCCAAGGCTACCTGAGCCATAGTATCCGCACTTCTCCGCTGCCCCTCTAAGAGTGTCGTTTGCTGGTCTAAGTCGCCAATACCAGTGAAATCAAAGCTAACAGACTTGCCGCCTATCATTGTAGTGCCAGCAGTGCCAGCGCGTGATGCCGCCTCAATCTGCTTTCTGGCTGGCAACGTCTCTACATCAGCAAGGATGCCCGCTCTGGTAGAGGCAGCATAGTCCGGCGTTGGGGGAGGTGCTGGAGTTCCTTTGTTGACGGCATCTCTTGCCCCCCAGAAACGATCACTGTAGGACTGAGTAATCTGCTTGGCTAATTCAATACAGTATTGGTACATTTTTGTTATCCCATTCTTTCATTGCTATGTCATATAGTTCAATTAAGTCTTGCCGCTTCAATCTAACCATATTTTCTACGCTCAGGAATTTACCGTACAGGTCTGAATTATATCCAGTTATGTACGTTTCTGCAATATCCTTGGCGTAATCTGTAATAAAAACAAAGGATCGACCAAGGCCAACCCCATCAATATCATAAGCACCACCAACGTAAACCCCCGATAAAACAGGCTTATCCATCAGTATGTTGGCAGTCGGAACCTTATCCTGATACTGTCTGCCCTTCACTACTTGCCCTGATATCCGCATATAACCTTTCAAATAACTCTGTTTTTAATTGCTTCTTCTTTCCGTGCCTGATAGCAAAAAGCTTGAGTTCTCTCCACTCAGGGATTCTCGCCTCAAATTCATCGACAAGAGTTGCCACCGCCCCTCTCGAAACGCATATGAGGTCTGACACGTAGAAGCTGTCGCCTTCCCCATCGAAGGGTTCCCAATGCCTGTCCAATCTATCTTCATTGCATCTGTTCCCCACTCCCACACCGACGAGTACACCATTTCGCTCGACGAGGAAGAGACTTCCATTGTGGTAGTGGAACCTAAAGTAAATCTCCAAGATATTCTGCGGCCATCCACTAAAGCAAAGCCCTCTGGAGTCATTCCTCCGACAGAAATCAATGACGTTACAAATTCTAAATCCTCGTGGTTCACCATCGCTCATTTCTCTAGGGGAATTGTGTTCAAGTACGCACTGGCCTTTATGGAGCGTAGATGCAATTTCCCGCTCTCTGATTTAACCTTGAATTTAATCTCATCAAACTCACCCTTGGTTGTAAGATTGTATGACTTTGAGAATATACCTATGTTTGGCAGGGTAAAGGTGAGGTCTACGGGCAGCGTAACTCCGGTTATGTCGGTAGATATGTCATCAGCTATCATCGCGTCCTTGAGCTTGTTGCCCTCATCGGTTGTAAGCGAAAGATCAACGCAGTGACAGCCAACCGTGCTGGTCTCCAATTCAATGTCAACGTGATTACCGAGCTTGGTTGATAGGTAGTCACCGAATACATGACCCCTGCTGACAACCATAGATTCGTAGTCTGATCCATTGTCCTGATAAGAAGCAACCGCCTCGGAGTCATCCAGAACGAAATCCTGCCAAGTCATAATGTTTCCGGTGCTGTCCCCGAACACCATCTTAGGGTTATCGCTGAAGCTGGAAACGCCAAACGCATTGGGAGCCCACCCTATCCAATAACCAGACCAAGAACGAGAAACAGTATTGTAGATTATTGTGTAATTGTTTGTAGTGGAGCTATCTAGGGGAACTGAGAGCATATATTTATTGCCCCAGAAAGTAGCGCAAGCCCTCGAAGCCATGCCCCAGTTTATTCTCCCGATAACGTCATCTATGGGAATAGAAATCGGTTCGGAAACGGAAGACTGCGCTCCAGATAAAATTGTCCTAACAGTCCGAATGCCGTCACGGGCAAGGAAGAATACATCAGGCCCAGCTTGAGCAATGGTTCTGTGGCCCACGCAACCCACAGTGTTATCAATTCTATGCACTTGCCAGCTTGCGGCGGATGTCTGTAATGGGTCGGTGGAGACAACATGAATCGAGCGAGTCTTAAACACCAGAAGGTTAAAGTTATACCAGCTTACTATTCCCGTTATCGGATCGCCCTCTCCACCACCACCACGGAACTGGAAAGAGGAGGCCCAGTTACTACCGTCTAGGAGGTCACTAGCGGCGACTTCATCATTGAAGTTTTCCGTGTTGGCGGCGAAGATGCGATTTGTGTGGGTAGCGATAAACTTACATTTAGGTGGATCAGAGCTAGTGGCTCCCTCATCAGTTACGGAAGTCCCGTTATAGGAATGCACGTTAACCGAGTTGTCAGTCATGTAGACCTTATCAATAAGCTGGGCAAACTCTACATCATTGGCAGATGCGGGGGTGTACCCAGATACGGAAGAGAAAGCCGAGCCTGTAGATTTGTATAAGACACCATCAGACACCGCAAGAAGTTGCTCAGTAGTGGGGGTGTCCAGAAAAGTTAGACCGCGAATTGGATTGGTAAGTGTAGAGCCTACGATAACAGTTCCGCGCCGTGTAATAATAGCACCGAACTTATCAATATCCATATTCTTGGCCTCGGCAAATTGTGTGGCTGAGAGAAGGTTTGCCCGAACGTGACTTACCTGACCACCAACAAAGCTGCCAGTAAGGTCATAAGCCAACTGGTCGTCTAGTCCGTTATTGTGGTAAACCGGCATTAAATAAAGCTATTGGAATCCCAATGTCCGGCAATCTCAGGGATGATTCTGGTCTGAGAGGCGGATTGGTGATTCTCCAAGTCCTTCGCGATGTTCAAATGGTTCATGGCTTCCGTGAATTTAACCTGAGCCTTTTGGTACTGTCGGGTGTGTTCAAGCATATCGCCCTCAACCATAGCCACTAGAACATTATCAATGCCGTTAATCTTTGGCGAATCGGCATCACCTAACTCGACAATCTTTAACTTCCCCAGAATCAGCAGGGACTTGCCAACGTCAGGCTTTCGGAGCAGCTTGATCTTAGCATTGCCGCTGGAATCCTTTGGCAGAACCAGAAAGTTAGCAACCGCACCAGCATCGTTAAATAGTGTTGGGTCAATCTGAAACACCGCAGAGTAGTCCATCGGAGTAATCTCCTTGTCGTCCCATCTAGCGGAAACCGGAAAGTCTACCGTGGAGTCAAGCGTTACTTCCTGAGTGTCAGCAGCCACAGTGTATGAGGTAGTCCCCTG